TTTACATTAAAAAAGGGGAGCTGTGAAGCCCCCCTTTAATAAAGTCATACATAAGCTTACTAAGCTCCAGGCGATCCGTAGATGCCAAGCGGGTCTGATACGCCGAAGCTATACCGTTCCCGAGCCTTGTAGCGAACGTTACCAGTATCAAAATCTCCATCCATAGAAGTCTGAAGAGGTGTACGAGTAAAGTATTTCATACCGTTTGGTACGTCAGTCGTTAGGAACCACGCATTTGTATCTGTCAAATAGTGGTTTACTGCGTATCCGCCAGGAATAGTACCATTGTTGTTGATGGCACTAATGTCATTGTCAGCCGTGTTAGTCCGAAGAGTCGAATCTAAGATACGGGTAGCAACAAACATCAGGTCCGCCGGAACAATAAGTTTCTGTGGGCGAGCCGCGATCAAGAGACCCCGTTCATCCACATATCCTGCGATTGAAATAACAGCAGCCTCAAGACTAGTTTCGTTCAGATCCGCACCAGAAGAAGGTCTGTTGGCATTAACGCCACCAGATACCGTTGGGTGAGAAGCATTAAACAAAGTGACACCATCGCCACTTTGATAAACGTCAAATCCAGTATTGAGGATAGCCGCAGCTTTAGTTTGCTTAGTATAAGCCATTGCTCGTGCAAGAGCCTTCGTATAACGGGCAGAAAGAGAATCATAAAGATTATCTTCCATTGCTTCTTCCGTAATAGAAAAGCCTGTTGCAATGGTTTCGTGATTATACCGAGCTGTGAAACTTTCTTGTGCTGTATCATAAGCGATACTTGCACCTTCTTGTTTCACTGGAGCAGCACCGAAGCCTGAAAGCTTTACTTCTTCTTCAAATGAACGATCAGAAGATTCGCTTTCGTAAATGTCTTCGTGTTCGTTGTCGTACTTACCGTACTCCAAACCAAACAAAGCATTAAGGCCAGGAAGAAGTTCCTTGAGTAGTTGAGCGCGTGAAATAGCCATAGGTCAATTCCTCCTTACGCTGCACTTGGTGCTGCGGCAGTAGAGCCACTAGCAATAAGCGAAAGTTGATGACCTGCGTTAAAACGGCAAACCATAATCGGGTAAGCCGTGCCATACTGATCTCCATCGTAACCACCAAGCCAATCAACAATACGCACAGGGAGCGTATTAGTTGTAGCGGCGGTACTAATATCCAACGTAACCCGAGAAATACTCAGAGCAGCACTTGATGCAGTCTGAACAATCGCGGCGTTGGCTGCGAGGTCGTCATCATTAACCGTACCGTCTGCTTGCAGAGTGAAGAGAACAGTTGGGTCATCAATAACATAAGCCAGACCACTAGTATTAGCGGCACCTGACCACTGTTGACTAAAGGTTAATTGGCTTGAGTTAAGATCCGTAAAGCGACAGCCGACAAAAATGCCGATTGGCGTGGCAGTTGTGGTGCCAGTGTCTTTCTGGATCGTAGTTGTTCCACCTGCATCGGTCAGTTTTACAACATCCCCGAAGCAGATGCGTGTGGACTCAGTAGAAAGAATCGGATACTGCCGAATAGCAGGAACCGGACCTCCACCAAGAGTACCGATTGGGCGTAGCCCAAAGGGAGCAAGAGTTGCAGTCATAGCAACCTCCTTAGTTATCGAGTTAAAACATAACCCATCACAGCATTATGAAGGGCCACCTTTCCCGAAAGTGACTTTAGAATTGCTCTCCATAAAACGGGGCATCCGAGCGTCGTCATCTCTCAGGTAGCTTTTCTCGACACCTTCCATTTGATTCCTGGCTTTCTGACTATAGTGTGCTGCACGACTTGCTACGTTATCCTTTGCAGTTCTGCAAAGAAGCAAGCCCCCAACTTCTATATTCCCTTCAAAGGTAGAATTATGATCACTAGAGATTTTCATCTCGGGGTGATCTTCTGCCTTAACCGGCTCCCAGCCTTCTCTAAACCGCATTGATACATTTCTGTTGTCGGCCTTACCCAAGGTGGATGTTCTTATCCATCTATAAACGTAGCCTTCTGCTGGTTCAGGTTCCGGTAAAATCGCTGGTGGTGCCCAACTTTTTGCTCTTTCTTCCGTTTCACGGGTTTCAGAGGTTCTCTTTGCGCGGTCATTAGGCATCAGTTTGATTCCTTTAATACCTGAGTTGCATACTGCTCGTTTGTTAATCCGAGACGTTTTGCTAATTTAACAGCAGACCCTGTTAATTTAATTTTGCGAGGTGCCTTACCTGTCGATCTCTGAGAGGGGGCAACTACGTTGGCAGTCCTTGGTCGGCTTTGAGGAGAAATATCCTCATCGGTAACCGTAACTGTTTCTTGCTTAATATCAAAGAATGTAGGGAATACTTCCCGCATCCTTGAATTAATTCTTGAATAGTACTCATCACTAGATGGGTTAACGTTCTCAGTCCTCACAAGTTTTTCGTGAAGACCGTAAGCAAAGGAAGTCATCTCTTCGTTGCCCGGTTTTTGAAACCAGTCATTGTTTTTTAGCCAATCGACTGCCTTTGGATCAGCTTCGGGTAACGCTTGAGCGGCCTGTTGCTGGGGTGCAGGTTCTTGAGGATAATCACTCCAAGAACCAGTTGGCTCGGTTAGTTTATTTTTTTCATAAGTAAGTGTGGCAATCTGCTTCTGCGCCTGAAGCATCGAGTCACTATCACCATTCTCATAAGCTTCTTTGTAAAGTCTCTCGGCGCTACCAAGATCATTATCAACACGGGCTTCGCTTGCGCTGGTTAATGCTTTTCCGCCAATTTCAATAAGTTTTTTAAGTCTCGCATTTTCATGATTTGCATTCTCTGCGAACTTAACAGCCTCCTCACGCATACGGACAGCAGACTCCTTTGCCCTCCGCTCCTCGTGATAGTCGTACTTCATTTTCTTAATACGTTTTTGGACCTTCTCGCTATAGCCTTCGAGATCATTGTCCTCAGACGATTCCGCATCCTGATCGCGCACTTCTGGCTGATCAGGTTCCTTTACAAAAGGTTTGTCCTGTTCTGGAGTATCATCCACAATCTCTACTTGGAGTTCTTCTTCAAGTGTATTGTTCATACTCTTTCGTATCCTCTCGGATCATCAACAACAGCCTCTACGGTATCATCGTTGATCATGCGGAACTCAGTTCCGTGTATTTTTATACGGGTGCCCTGGAAAGCCCTGATTAAAACAAAGTCTCCTTCCTTGCAGTATGGTCCTGAAGGAAATCTTTTTTTGTCTTTGTAGCAGTCTGGTCCCATTTGGGTAACAAAACCAACGACTGTCGCTGCTTCTTCAATAGCAAGAATGCTGTCTGGCTTAATAATGCCGCCGTCTGTTTTCTTTTCTATATCAGGTAGGGTTAGCAGTATCTTGTAACCGCAGGGAGAGGGTAGTTGCGCTGCGGATTTAGTATCCTCAGTATCTTTATTCTGCATTGTTCATCCAATGTTGCGGGTACTTACCCGTGTGCGTAATAAATTACGGTTCTTCTTCCTGGCTTTTAAGGAGGTCCAGAATCTCCCTCTCAACTAACGAAAGCCCTTCAATTCTACCAACAACCCGATGGTAGTCTTCAAAGCTTTTCGCTCCACCAAGAGCTAAGTGATCAGCCCCCTCGTTCAGCATCTCACGTATCTTCTTGAGAAGCAGATCATATAAGTCCATTTAAGCCACCCATTTTTATTTTAGTCAATCAATTACTGTTTTTTTATAAACTCTCTTGCAATATTTGCACCAATCTCCGCACCCTTTTCAGCAGCCCTAACATCAATAGATTTCTCTTTTAACTCCGCTTGTATTGTCTTATCAGCAATCCGTGCCCCAATATTAGCACCAGCAATTTCTCTTTGGGCATCAATACGGTCACGTTCTGTAGCATCACGAAGTTTTGTTTTATCAAGATCGGCTTGGACCCTAAGTCTTTCGCCTTCAGCTTTTCTTTGAACTTCAGCTTCCTTGATGTCAAGTTCACGATTTTGTTGCTGAACAACAGGATCTTGAGATTGTTGAATCTGTTGTTGAAGCTGTGCTTCTGCCATATCTTTTCTAAGAAGTTTCTCAGCAGCCTGAGACACAAGACCAGCAAGTTCTTTTTCAACATCTTCTGGCAACGGTTCTCCGACTGGAGGAAGAGGAATGCCAAGCTGTTTTTCAATCTGCTTCCTGTATTCAAAAGCAAGATGCTCTCTGATGTGAGACTCTGCTGAAGCCTGTATTGCCTGAGCTAAACCAGACTTACCAATAACCTGCTGCATCTTAGGATCTTGCATTGCTGTCATATGAACAGTGATGTGAGCCTCATGATCTTGATATTCAAAAGCTTTTACAGGTTTAAGATTTATGATGCTCATATTTTCAGAGACTGGATCTTCTGGATCACGCTCGTTACTAGCGGGAATAATCTTGTCTACGTTTTTAATCCCCAGGGTTTCGAGCATCTGTCTGTGTAAAACAGGCATGTCATACATCTGAGGAGCTTGTTGGGCTAGTTGAAGAGCTGCCTGATACTGAGTGATCCTCTGTGCCATAGTTGTTGCATTGGGATCAGATACAGGGACAACATCAATTCTATCGTCAAAATCCTCTATCCGGCTTGCTCTTTCCATAACGTCATAATCGTAAGAAGGAGGGAGGTAGTCTTTTATAACCCGAGCTAGGATATTAAATTCAATTTTCAACGCAGCATGAAGGCGGGCTTGGGCCGCGCTCATAACCTTCATAGACCTTTCCATAAGGGCTAGCGTTGTTCCAACAGGAGCTTCAGATCCGGCATCTGGAATCTGCATGTCAGGTATAGAGGCGTACTTACGGGCCTCTTCAACAATCAAAGTCATTAGTTGGAATAGGGTTTGTGACGGCTCTTTGTATGGAATGAACGTTATGTTGTCCCTGATCGCACCACCGGGAACATCAACGTCCCTAAATTCTCCAGGCGATATGGGACTATCGTCCCCCTTTATACGCAATCCGCGTGATTTAAGACCAGCGGGTAGATTGGCAAGAGTGCCCGCATCAACTAATTGTCTCAGGAGAGAGGTTGCAGATTTTGCCATACCCCCGATCATATGAATCAAACCAAGACCATAGAATCCAAGACCCGGCATATATTTGTAGTGAACAAAGTGCATCAGGCGTTTCTTTAGTGGATCACCTTCAACCCAGTTTCTCCTGACGGATAGAATTAAACCTGACTGTTTATCTATGGAGACAATGTAGGGAAGGGCAATTCCGGTAGGCTCTCCCTTGTCTTCGTCTTCATCCCCTTCAAGTTCAATATCAATATGCATCTCAAGGATTGTGTAGCGGTCATCGTACTCAG